ACAGAAAAATGAGTTAAACTTTTAAGCGGGGAAAAGTCTAACTCATTTTTATTTTTGGCCATATTTAAGCATTTTTATATATGAACTTGATTTCCATTCCACTTTTAAAGAAAATCGAAGAAATTTTTCTTTCCCGGACGATAATCTTGTCAATGACCAGGTGAAGGAAATCAAAAAGCACGGTTTCGTCAACGGAAGCAGCAAGATCATGATATTCTATGTGCTTTCCGGCCTGCAGATGATAGGAGATAAGGAACGAGGAAGCGGAGCTGATAAAGGAAGCAGCGTCACTTTCTACTTCGGATTCTTCCATGGAAGCTTCCGCGATCCTATTATTGACTGCAACGAGCTTTTCCGAGAGCTGCGCACGGGTGGAAAGATATTCTTTTTCGTCCATGGCGTTATCATCAAAAAGATATGCGTTTTTGAGACGGTCAAGCGCCCGTTCCAGCTTCGCCTTTTCCTGCGACAGTTTTTCCGTGTCGGATCCGCTGCGGGAAGAAATAAGGGGCGACGGAAGATAGGAAGAGCTGCGCACGGTGGCGAAGTAGCGCCCGCAAAGAAGCGAAAAGAGATCTTCCAGGCATTTCTTTTCTATGCAGGCCACGCCGGAGAATTCGGGACCATATAGCAGCGCGTCTTCCAGCGCTTCCATGGTCCTTATTTTTCCGCGCTGCTTCGAAACGGAAACAATATTTGCAATCAGATTTATCACGAAAGGCCCTGCGGTGACTTCGGACACGCCGGGAGCAGGGCAGGCGGCCTTTCGGTTGCGTTTGCCGCACTGGTAGATCGTGGGGCGAAAACCGTTTGAACGGGGCCGGTCTTTCCTTTGCACCTGGAAGGCGCTGCCACAAACGCCGCAAAAGAACAATCCGCCGAAGACGTGGGTATGAACGCAGGCGTGCGGCATTCCTTCGTGGTTGCGGAGCTTCCCGTTTTTATCCATGATTGCGTTACAACGGTTCCACAGATCCGGGGACACAAGGGGCGGGAATGCGCCTTCCAGATAAATCACTTCTTCGGAAGGCTTCTTTCTTCCATGGGCGCTTTCACGGAAATTGTAGCGATAGTCCCCCTTATTGATCGGGTTTCTGATGAAATCCGCAACGGTTTTCGTCGTCCATTCGCCGCCGCGCTTTGTGGGAATGTCGTTTTCGTTAAGGTATCGAACGATCTTCCCGGAAGAATGTGTCTTGTCGTATAGTTCATAGATCAATCTGGCAGCAGTCGCTTCTTCGGGGGAATGGACGGGAATTTGTTTTTCATTATCCCACGACCAGCCATAAGGAACGCGTGCGCCGTTCCAGGATCCGGCCTGCGCCCTGCCGATCATGATGTCCTTCACGCGTTCGGAAGTTAGTTTTCTTTCTAATTCCGCAAATACGAGAATGATCTTAAGAACGGCTTCGCCTATTGCGCTGGAAGTGTCGAATTGTTCATTTAAGGAAATGAAGGTTACGCGGTGATACTTAAAGGTATCGTACATCTGGGAGAAGTCAACGAGATTTCTTGATATACGATCTATCTTATAAACGATCACATGCGAGATCTTACCTTCCGCGACCTTTTTCATCATTCTTTCAAATCCGGGGCGCTTTGTATTCTTTCCGGATTTTCCCGCGTCTTCAAAGATTTCTGTGTTTTCAAGGTGCAGCACGTGCGTACAATATGACTGCAATTCCTGCTTCTGGAATGGCAAGCTGTCTTTATCCACCTGGTAGCCGGTGGAAACGCGAACATACAGAGCTACAATTTTTTCTTTATCCATTGCGTCACCTATTGTTTGCAAGCGGCTAGTATGGCGGAATCAAATTTCGAAATATCGTTTACAGAAGATAGAGAAGCCTTCCAGTGCCTTTGATTCTTATTAGTTTGCAAATCATAAAGTGGATCAGTATCATTAAGGCCAGCGCCCCACGCATCGATAGAAAGCCATTTCGCCCGAGAAGTGTATTTAAGGCGGAGAAAATCATTATATCCCAAACAGACAGAAACATAATCACTGCTTCGGCGTTCAACAGAAACGGAAAAACCAGGCTTGTTTTTCTTGATAAGATCAAGAACATATCCGACAATTCTTTCTTCCTCTGGGCTTAGTCGAAGAGAAGGATCCGAAGTATAAGAAGGAACGGAACCAGATTCAGAATCAGATTCGGAAGAATCAGAGATCATGTCATAAAATACGCTTTCCGGAATGATCTCTATGTCATTGCCTTTCAATTTGTAGGATTCGGCCTTCTTATGTTTATTACTTTTTCCACCTTTAATGCCGGAACAATAGTCGTTATTACCCAACACGAGATAATTTGTTTCTTTTGTGACGCTATCGCCATTGATACCACCGAAATCGGCGACGATTTGCATTGCGTCCTTACGCTGCATCTTTTCAAGTGCGCCGGTAAAGACGACAACCTTACCAAAAAGCGGGTGATCTTCGTCGAATGAAGACCTGGAAGACACGATATCTTTTGCGCGCAGATCGTGACGCTGCGGAGCAGTGACGGAAAGAAATTTCTGAATGCCACCAAAAGAAGAAAGAATATCTTCACGAAGGAAAAGGTACGATTCAAAAGTTGCCTGGCAATCAGACAAGGCCCTATGAGCAGATAAATTATCGACCTTATAAAAAGAACAAAAATCAGAAAGGCGATAATGCGGAAGGCCGGAGTGTGCGCGCCTAAACAAGCGCATTGTATCTACATAGTTATTAGAAAGACGGCCGTCGCTTCGATCATAAAGGAAATTGATATCAAAATTTACATTATAGCCAAGAAGAACGCTATCACCGATAAAAGACAAAAACAGATCCATTACGGAATCGATGGACGGAGCAGAAGAAAGCATATCATTGTTTATGCCAGTGAGGTTTTCGATAAAATCATCAACAGGCACGGAAGGCTTCACCAAAGAAGAAAACTGATCGACAACAGACAGAGAAGAAACTTTAAGCACCGAGATTTCAATGATTTCGTCATATTCAGAGGATAGCCCGGTTGTCTCAATGTCGACAACGCAAAACGATTCCGGAATTGCCGCAATATTGCGGCCTTTGTTTTCGCGATTTCTAGTTTCTTTGTTTTCCATAACAGATTCCCCTTTCTTTTAAGATAAATTTTCACCAATACCAAGAGAACGCAAGATTAAAGATCGTTCAGCAGGAGACAATTCCCGAAACTTTACAATCAGCTCATGCTCGACACCAGTCAATAATAAGGTTGTCCTATCTTCGCGACCTATTAAATAATCTGTATCAACATTGAAAAAATCAGCAATCGCTTCGAGCGTCTCGAATCCAGGTTCACGAATACCGCGCTCCCATTGCGAAACGGCTTGTTTTGTCAATTCAAGACGCGAAGAAAGTTCTTCTTGTGTTAGCTGACGCTCCTTGCGTAAATCCCGAAGCCTTTTTGAAAACTTTGTTCGATCCATTTTGTCCCCTTTCT